ATAACTGTAATCAGTCCCAACTCTGGATCTTGCGGCTCTATTGGTCTTCTGATTTTCACTCCTGACTCTAGCAATACTAGCTCTGTTTTGGCTTTCTGTATGCTTGCTTCTCTAGGCGCATCTATGCCTGACTTACGAACTCTAACTAGATTATCAACTGCCGATCTTTTGGCTTCATTCTTGAGTAGCCCAGAAATTAGAGCCATATCACTTTCTATCGTTGCTAGGAGTGGACTCTCTTGAGTCTTGAATGTGCCAACCTGTCCAAACAGAGTTAATCCAGACCCTTTGCCCTGAGTGCTATCAATATATTCAATAACATTAACCGTTGCATAGTACTTATTTTCTAGGATCTTCTGCTTTAACTCTTCACCCAAAGCATCTGTACCCTCAAGATAGCTAAGTATCGTGTCATTCCTAAGAACCCAATACTCATCCACCAAATCTTTTAGTTCTGGGTGCTTTATATTGAGTTCCTGCAAAAACCTAGATGCTTGTTCTAGGGTCACGCCTCTTGTATTAATCAGGTTAAGTCTATCTCCTTTAACAATACGCTGGTACATCAGATACTCACCAAACTCTTTAGGTGTAGCACCCTTCATTCTTGCAGGAGTCATAATCCTCGCACCAATCTTATCTAAATATAACTCGACAATAGAGTTCTTGTATAGCATATCTCTATACTTATAAATTGGATTATCTTTTGGAGAAACATCGACACCACTCTTCTTGGCAAACTTCGTTCCTTGTATTATTCCATGAGCCTCATCAATTAACGCCCATGACATATAATCAGTCACTCTAGCATCTTTAGCTTGATTGGCTCGTATATCTGCCGCCTCATCAAAATCACGCCTTATTTTCCTGCGTAGATTTGCACCAGAACTTCCATGAAGTGCGATCTCCTCTTGAATCATTCTGTAGTTCTTGAGGAATCTCTGATTGTTCTCAATAAACTCCATGAACCCGTCAAACGCTTTTGGAGCAACCTCTTTGGCAAGTCTGGGATTCACCATAAACGCACTCATAAAGTCTGCATACAATTCCGCTGAACTATTCCGATATGTCAAATACTTAGAATCCGCAGCACTCTCATCAAATGGTCTCCACTCTTTAGATAAGTTGTATAACTCTTGATGGATCTCATCCTTGACCAACAGCCCTCTACGATGAGCTTCTGCCATAAATAACTCTTCGTACTTCTTGGACACCTCTGCATCAGTTATTTTCTTATCTTGCCCTCTATTCTCTCCACGATCTATAATATCCTGAATCTCCTGTGGGATCTTCTTGTGTGCTAGTGTGCGAAGGATCTCTTTCTTCTGCTTGCGATTCAGGCTTGCAATAAACTCATAGATTGCTGGATCTGCTTCCGCTCTTCCAACAACTCCTGTAAAGATATCTTTAATCTGTTGAGGAGTAATACCTAACTCTTTCTGAATTTCAGTGTCATTAGATAATGCGTCTAACTCATCCTGTAGCACCCTCCTTGCTTTCTCTCTCAACCTACTCTTCTCTACCGAAGAAAGAGGAATCTCACCATGTGGTCGCCCAGCATGATATTTTTCAAGATGTCCTTTTAGCGAAATAAGCCTCCCAATGATATTAGTTTTCTCTCCTGTGACTAACTCATGCCTTATAGTAGGATCCACAATGTGACCAATCTCATGCGCTAATGTTCTAGTTAACTGCGCTGGATCTTTACCTAACTCAGCAGCAATGACTATGCCATCTGTTGTTCTACCAATTGCAGCCTTACCTCTTACACCTTCTCCGAGATACTTAGCAACACTAGGCATATCGCCATTCAGTACACCTTCTGCAATTGCCACAATATCAGGTAGCGATAAGTCTACTGCACCATACTCAGGATCAGAATGGTGATAGTTTCTGCTCTCTACTATATCTGCAACTCCTTCTCCTTTTGTGATCTTATGTAATACTTTGGCGTTCTCAGGAACAATAATTGCCGAAAGTTCCCCTTCTCCTTCACCTATATTTTTATAGAAGATTGAGTCTATCCCATGATCAGTAAGCGTTTGCATGAGGTCTTTGCTCTGCGTTTCAGATCTATTTATTCTAACTAGCTCTGCCTCTGTTATTACTCCCATTCTATGAAGTGCTGATGCTATTGCCGCAGGAGATTCAGCATTATTTAAGTCTGCCTCTTCATGAATAATACTTCCTTTCTTGTTCGCTAAAGGACTTGATACTTTAACCAGAACCTTATATGGTGTTCTGCTTGCCTTTCTTTTAAGAATTTCTCCAACCTGAGAGTTGTCCCCAACATGAAGAAGAGCATTAAATCCTTTCTCCATATTCACTAGATTTGGATTATTGGATGCGTGTTCTGCTAGGAAATAATATTCACCTAATTTCCCCTCCTGCATAGCCTTCATGTCTGGAGCCTCAATCTTCCTTACAGGAGCGTTTGGATTTCCTATCTCTCCGATAGTCTCTAGGTATTCTGTGTCATGAAATCCTGTTTTAACTCTTTTCTCTAACGACCTCTCTTGAGCTTTTATAATGTCCTTTTTTTTCTGTGCCACTATTTCTTCAGAAACTGCCTGCTCCAGTCTTTTTATTGATTCAGTAATTTGCTCTTTCCCGAATATACCCTCTGTCGCATTATATAACAGATCTCTAACTTCTTTTCCTGCCTCTGGAGATAACTTATCTACCATCTCCCCAAGATCTTCAACCTCTAAGCGTGATGCCAATATAGCGGAGTCTACATCTGACACATCTTCCTTTACCTTTTCAACCTTAAACCCCTCTATACCCTCTGCGACCTCCAGTATGCTTCTTTGGTCGTTCTTTACAATCTCTTGTATCTTTGCAGGATCTACAGCTCCACGCACCTCCACAAGCCTTAGCGTACCATTCTCCATTGGCTCGAATATAACTTCCGACCTACGATTAATTGCTACACCATTCTCAGTTCCACTCTGCTGGATAATGTACTTACGCACAATTCTCCCACTCACCTCTTCTAGCCTATTTGTAGATAAAGTAGTTACTTTTCCATCTGTTTCTACCGTTCCTGTAGACCGTGCGTGATGCGTTCTCAACGAGAGAATCATGTCTCTGACCATCTCAGGGATCATGTAGACTTCTTTTCCATCAACGATATGTGGTGCTTCTGCTAACTGATCCACAATTTCTTTAGCCATAGTGGGGTGTAGTTCTGCATAACGAGTAATAACCTCATGCGGAACGCCAAACTGCTTTTGGATCTTAGTTAGTCTTCGCTTGATATAGGTTTCACTCTTATTCAAACTTCCCTTTACCTTTCGTCTAGCTGATGCAGTCATTGAGTGCATTAGCCTAAAGCTACCGAGGAACATTACTGAGTCAATTAGTGATTGCTGATCTACAATCCACGGCATATCTGCACCTTGATCTTTATATTTTCCCCATAAATGCTCGCTCTGAGCTAGAGTCACGCCTTGAGCTACAAATTCTACTGTTGGAGATGCAATACCTCTGCTCATCTTAGTGAGACCAGGAATCATCTCTGATAGCGACTTTGCTCCACCTCCTATCTTTGCGGTAAGGAATCCGATAACTGCTTGCGCACCAAACTCCTTAACTGCACCAATAAAAACATCCATTCCGTCAAGATTTGTCTCGTATGCTAGAGACTCTAAAATATCATCTAGCACGGAAGTTACAGCCCCATGTGTGGCAAGGCTCATTGTCCAGCATCCAGTAGAAAATGCTGCTGCCTCTACTACCCCACCTGCAAGTGGCCCTGCTGCTGCTGTTGCTGCTGATGCTGCTGGAACCGCTGCTCCTGCCGCAATTCCTCCACCTAAAGCACATGAGCTGCTGTATACAGGAAAGTCTAAGCCAAATGTTGCCGCACTTGTTCCAAGCCTCTCATACCAATTCTGATCTCCGAGTGATTCAGCCTTCTTATAAAAGTCCTGAACCATAAGCCCGCACTTACTTTTATCTTTAGCACATTCTTCGATCAATCCTACCTTTCCAAGAATAGACGATTGATATGCGAGCTTGCTCATCTCATCAAAAGATAAATCAACCAACTCTCCCTCACCTTCAACAATCTTTCCATCTTGCACATAATGCTCTTTTCCTGTGCTAACCATAGCCTGAATTGCTAAAGCATTGAGATATGTATCATCATTCATTGGAGCATATTTAGGAGTTTCTGAAAATACAGGCTCTTCATCCTCCCATCCAACTACATCAATTCTCTGCATTGGATCTGCCTCTTCATCAGGCATCATCTCAATATCTGAGTTCTTTAATTGAGCGTTAGTATTGATCGGAGACATAGCTTGCCGCACTGTATCGAAGTCTTGATCTGTAGCAATTCCTACCGATACTGCATTAATAGCACTCTCATTGTCTTCAAAGATCTCAATCAATCGCTCTTGAGCCTCTTCTGGATCCATCGACTTTAGGATTTCATACTTCTCTCTTGCACCTTCCCTCTCTTCCCAAGGTGCTGACTGCACACTAGATGCTAACTGTCTTTGCGCTCTCTGCCCATCCTCAAATAGAATTTCATGCTTGGGGAATGGTGTTGTTCCATCGTTCACTGGAGGAACATCAAAATCTACTATAGCGTTCTTTCCATCAATCTTTACAGGTGATGCTCCTGTCTTCTGAATAGGAGTAATTGAGTCATAATCATGCTCTAAATCAGCACTTATTTTTCCAGCATCATTATCAAGATCAATCTTTGGAGCAATTCCAGAAAGCTCTCTATTTTGCTTCATTCTGTAGGCATTAATCTCACTTTGCCCATACCCCATATCCATCAGGGATTTGTCTGTAAATTCTGTCATTTTGTCAGCCTTGCTCGTAAATGAGCAATCGGTTCTCTTCCATTCAACCAGCCAGTAGGTGCATTTTGGGGGTCATCAAATATTATCATCTTCTTGTCAGTGCCGTACATTTCCGATGCGACATCATTCCAATACATATTCCTAGCTGCACTTATAGGCATATTGTCATATTGATACTTCAAAATACTGCCATTCTGAAGCTCAATCTCATCTCGATACCCAGACTTCCAATTACTCGCTACATTATTGACTGCTTCAATAGCTGATATTCTTGATGGGACAGAAGTTGCAGGTGGTGGAGATGAATAACTAACTCCATCAATAAAGCTGTTTATCATCCTATCGCCTATATATTTATTATTCTCAGTTCCACTTATAACTCTTCCATCAGAGCCTATTGCTGGCGCATCCAATAAGTCTATCCATGCACTTCCGCTCTTATCAGCACCCAATCTTGCATCCCTTACCCCGTCCCATTCAACCATTCTTTGATCTACCTGAGCCTGTATTTCTGCCTTTGTCTGCTCGCTTTCATTCATTAGGCTCATCAACATTGCCTGTACATCATCCTTGCCCATTCCTGCGAAATCTACAGTTTCTCCCTTTCTCTCTGCATAGAGCTTTAACTTTAATCGTGACTCAACTACCGTGTTTAATCTGTCAATATGCTTCCCTAATGGAGAGGTCTTTCCAAAGTAGTTTTTTAGCATTTGCTCTACACCACTATAATGCGTATCACTGAGCTTATCCACATTCTGAATTAAATATTCCTGAACCTCTACGATAGTTCCTGTTGGATCTCTTCGATACTTCTCCGAAAGATTTGGTATCGCCTCTCCTCGCATAATCTTTGAGTTGGCTACCCTGTAATCAGATACATTTTCTTTAGGTTGAACGCCTGAAGTAGTCCGATCCTTAACTCTGGATCTAAAATATTTATATTGTACTGTACCAATAAAGTGAGGATTTGCCGCTACTGCCGAATCTATATCCTTGAGGGTTAATTGCTCAATATTATTCTGTAGTGTATTTGAAGTATCTGTATTCGCCTCATTAATCAGTCTCTTTATAACTACCTCTTTCTGACCTCTTCTATCTTTGAGGTGGGTAACAACAGAGGTTCTTTCCTCTAAAGATAGTCCTTGCAATGCTAGGTCATCATTTATACGAACTTGCGTTAGATACTTCTGGTCTAAAAGTTTCTCAATTGCATTATCATACTGTTCAATTGTAACATTTGATTCTGGCACATCTGGGTTAGCACCGCCAAACAAACTCGTTAGCGTATAATGTTCCACAAAAGCTCTATCATTACTCTTAATTTGAGTGTCTGAGAGAGGTATTCCATATTGACTTCTTGAGTAGAGATGCCGATAATACTCAAGGTAGTTTTCCGCAGCACTCTCCGTATCTGTAGTAAGGGATGATCGGTATAAATTTCCTGATACTATACTCCTTTCCGACTGCTGAATACTTACCCTTCGTGTGTAACCTTTATTTAATACTTTACCTGATAGCTCTCCAAATTTTGATGCTGACCATGCAGAAAATATAGCACTGTCTTTTCCATTAAGCGAATCAACATTACTTCTATATTGTGGATCATCTTCCATTGCTCTGAATGCGGCATACATACTCTTCTCATAGTCTTCTGGAATCCACGGAGTCTCATAATTTCCATTCTCATCAACAATGCCTGTGCCGCCATTAATTACTGCCGCATGTACAGCAGTTGCAGTTGCTTCCCACAATGCCTTTGAGTAGCTCAGATTTATTGAACTCTGCTCGTCTTCCAATGAGTCGTCAATCTCCTGATGCAACTTATGGACTTGTGCGCCAATCTTAGTAATTGCCTGACCCATCTGCATTGCTGCACGACCTGATGCACCTGCTTGATTTATATACGAAATACTACCGCCTTGTACTTTAGCAGCACCAATTTTTGTCCTACCTCTTGATCTAATTACTGAAGCCATAAGTTATCCCTTTATGTTTTTACTGCCATACCAGCACTGTAAGCACCCATTGCGCTACTTGCTCCAGATAATAGCGAAGTGGTTGCTTGGTACTGACTTGCTAATTGCTTATCTGATCCTGCTTGCCATAATAGCCAAGCATTTTTCTGGCCTTCTCTGAGGATATGAGTCTTATCCTCTTCAAGATCATTAATTGTCTTCATCATATTAGTGACAGGCGATCCAACGCCTACCGATGCTCCAGAGCCACCCCATTGTGCCATTTGCGTATGGAGCTGTTCAAGCATTTGGCGTTGCAATACCTTGGCTTCATAATGGCTTCTTTGTAGCTCTTGACCATACTGTATCTGCCCTTGCTTATAGGCTGCATTACCTGCTTCTGTAGCTCCTCTAGCTCCAATAATGCCACCTGCTACTGCTAGTCCTGCTCCTGCTGCTGCTAGTCCTGCTCCCATCTAATCCACCGTATTCAGCGTACCATGAATTCCTAGAATCGTCATTGGTAGTGGCTGCTCCTGTTTAACTTCAATATATCCATCTCTATCCCAGCCAAGATTAGTTACCTTGACATCTCCAGAGAAGAGTCCTAAACCTTCATCCATCGCATCTGCTGATGTTCTAAATGACATTGAATCTCCATTAATCGTAACTCCTGTAGAGTTCAGTAATCTTACTTGAACTTCATTCCATCTCTTTTTACGACCTTGTGCTTTACCTGCCTGAGACCCTACCTCTGCTCTCATTGTCTTTAATGTAGAAGTATAGCTTAATCCTATCTCCACATTAACATTTCCCCAAGAATCTGGTATAGATGGTGTTACTGCGCCACCATTAACAACTTGATCTGGAAATACTGCACCATTAACAACAACCTTAACTGTCTCACCCTCTAAATGAGATAGTCCTGAGATAGTTGCCGATGCGCCAGATACTGTACCTGTTAAACCAGAATCTACATTAATCTCTGGGTCAAGATATTCTACATACTTCTTTGTTACCCCACCGATAGTTCGACTTATTAATAGCCAAACTTGATCTGATGTTGCAGTTGTTATTACTGTTACACTTTCAACTTTAGAGTCTGCTCCTCCAATACTATGTCGTGACCAAGCTACAACATCTTCTGGTCGCTCATAAGTCATACTTAGCAACTTACCATCTGCCGTACACGCCCAAACAATAGAGTCTGGCTCTTGCTGATACTCTGCATCTTGCAGATAACCTTCCGTAATATGCTCCGATAGAAGTGTCATATCAGGTGCGATATAAGCATCATTCTGGAAATTATACCCAAACTCTCTTAACTTTCTTCTAGCTCTTTGGACGAAAAGAATTGAGCTACCTACCTGTATAGGAGGTGCAGTCCAACTACCGTAAGTAGTCTGCTGAGTGATCATTATATTAGATGGAGTAAGCGGCTCACCTGATGGTCTTCCTATCTTAAATTCACCACCTGCCGTACCCACAATTAAATCTCTACTAGGCTGTAACCATCTGATTACATTGACTCTATTCGTTGCAATAGCATATTCCATTGACTGATCATCAAGACCTGTGCCTTGATCGAAGTTCTCATAGTCTGCTGTTTGTGACCCCCAGATTGTCTGAGGATTAGCGGAAGTTCCTGCAAAGAACAGTCTCTGCTCATAGAATGATACTGTTCTAGGGTAGCCATTAGTGGCATCCCAAGGAGAAGTTCCTGCCCATGTAAATGTAGGCGTAGCTAGAGTCCAACTTGTATGACCTGTACGACTTAACTTTCTCGGTGCGTGATTGCTATGACATATATACATAACATCTGCTGACTGTGCAAAATGTAGCTCAAATAATTCACTATCTAAATATGGTGAAGCGACCTCATAAGCACTGCCTCCACTTAATATCTGACCATTATCTTTATAGAATCTAATATACTGATCGCCAAACTCTAACACATAAGCCTGTGTGACATTAAATTCAAAAGGGATTAATCTTCCTGTATCTGCGGAATCTTTAACCTCTGCAACATGATACGATCCCCCCCTACGAACAGCCCCACCGTGAGGATATACGCTCATATTCTCCAGAACGCTACAGCCATTAAAGTACTTCTTAAAGTCTATCTGCCCTTCCAGTCGAGGACTAAGCTCCCCTGCCGTGAAGTTAGATTGAAATGGATGAACTCTAGCCATTACAAGCGGAAGCCAGTAAAGGTATCTGCTACGATACTATCTAATGATCCTTCTGAGCCATCAGCTCCTCTAGCCTCTCTTAACTTCAGCTCATACATCTCCCACATTTGAGATGTAAGTGAGTTACTTCCTGTGATTGAGTAAGCAAGTTCTGCCGCTAACCTTGCAGTTAATGCCTCTGTGAATAAAGCATCAAATTCAGCAGGACTTGTTATTTTACCAATATAAAGTATCTTAGCTTCACCTTCGTTGGTTAATAGCTTACGACCCTCTACCTTAAAATCAAGATCATTAGTCTGCATTGATAATACACGCAAACAATAAGGGTCTGTTGGCAGGGTATATTCATAGGCATATGTGAAAGCTGGAGTAGAAGTTAATCTACTTAGTGCTTGCCTACGAATCGCAAAATTCCAAGAGTGCGCTCTGGTTACTGAATCTCTTATAGGCTCATAAAACGCATTACAGAGTCTAGCTCGCTCTGTATTATCCGATAATGAAGTAATAGGATCGTCTCCTAATTTCCTCAGCGCATTAGAACATATTGAGACTTCTGTAGCCATATATCACTCCATAATAAATTATTCAGGAGGGGAGGGAATATAACCCTCCTCCCCCCAATTACAGCTTATGACTCNAAAGCACCAATCTCCACTACCTTCTCATCTTCGACACGAGTAGCACCGATGATCATTGANAGGAATACTTGAGTTGCATAGTTCTTGTCATCACGCTCTGAAATACGAGTAGTGATATCCTGACCTACTGCTAGACCAAGACCTGACTCAGTATATGCAAGGCAAGAACGGATGCTTGAAGCAATAGCCAAACGCTCAGTACGAACAAACTTAAAGCCCAAGAAAGTATCAATCTGTCCAGAAGCTAAAGCACGAACCGTATTGTAGTCTGAAGATTTAACCTCAGTAGTTCCTAGTAGGTCTGTAATTTGCTTTGCAGAACAAAGTATAAAGCGAGCCTCGTCTGGATCAGCTTCAGAAGAATCAATAATCTCTTTTGCGCTAAGTAGCTTATCAAGAGTCAAGCCTGTAGAACC